AGATGGGGCGTATACAACTGTTGTTGCAACTATTCCTAAGAATAGAGTTTGAATAAGAACTTTCATATTAACCTCTGAAAGGTGAATTGAAATATGCTTTGTTAACAGTATAAAGTGTGAACAGAGCAACCGCAATACCAGCAAATCCTAAAAGAAGGATCGGTGATGACGGTATATCGTATGTTGGGATAGATGTCATTTTAAAATACACCTGGAATGATTTGTCCTGTTGTTACATATGCACCGATGAGTGCTACGAAACCAATCATGGCCCAACGACCATTGGTTTTCTCTGCGTTAACAGAATAACCTTCATAGTTGTCATTCTCGTCAACCCATGGTGCTACTTCTGCACCAAACATATTCTGCTTGCCATATTCAGTTGTGGTGTACTTATCAGCAGTTGAAGAAGTCATTTGGTTTTGTTACGAAACTTAACATTATTATATAGCATCGATTAAGTTTTGTAAAGAAACTTTATATTCGTGGTATCCGAACAATAAAAAGGAGGTCTTATGACCCCCATAATTACACCTTATGTAAACTTATATTAACTAGTTTCAAATCCTGGTGGCAATCGGCCAAAGTAAGGATCATAGTCAAATAAAGGATTCCAATCTTCCACATTAGTTGAATCTACTTCCCAAAAATTCCACAATCCATCATAACTTGATTTATGAAACACATCTAAATGTTCTTTATGAATAGAAGATCCTAATTGAATTCTAAAAAGAAATAAAGGTATAGCAAATGTATTACCTGAATTGTAAATCAAGTCGTCTGCTACTGCCCTTGGTTTAACCCCATTATCAATCTTATACTTATCACCACGTACATGCAATTCCATTAACTTCTGAGCATGACGACGAGTTATTAAATAACATGCAGTAGAAAAATCATTTACAAATCTTCTATGCATTTGTAAATGTACAGCTGCAGGGTTAATAACAACTAACTGAAGAACATCATAGTCATAAGGTATCTTACAAAATAAATCTCTCCATTCAAATGGCCAATGAGTAACAGTACTAATATCACAATCATCCTCCATGATGAGAGCACAAGGAGCATCAGTCTTTAGAAACTCTTTCATCGCTTTTAAGTGTGATGTGGTACATCCAACCTCACCAGACGACATTCCATCAGGATATCTTCCTTTAAGAATATGACCTAAATCTCTATCTCCTCTACCATCATAAGCAGAGATACGTGTATAATTTTCTATCTCCCAATATTTAAGTTGAGCTTTCATATAAGCATCTCTTTCAGGTTCTTCATCCAAATTAAGATAATATATGTGAGGAATACCTTTTAGTTTAAAAGTTGATTTATTTCTGTCCATATTAACTAATAATGTCTATTGTAGGTCTCCAACCTAAATTTGTCAATTGAGTTATATCTGCACATAAAGATTCTGGTTCTCCTTGAACTTCTTTAATCGGAAGATTATTTCTACCCATAATCATAGCTAATTCCAATACTGAATTATTTTTTCCTGTTCCTATATCTATTACACCTCTAAAATTATCAGGAATCAGATAACATATTGCCCTCACCACATCATGAACATGAATCCAATCTCTTCTATGTTTTGTCAGATATGGTGCAGTATTTTCCTGTAGCATTCTATAAAGCATATCTTTACGACTACCCTCCTCTGCCCATACATTAAAAAATCTCATACCTACACTATTGGAAGGTGCCTGTATTTCATTAACTTTTTTAGTAATTGCATATGGGTTTTGCCACCAACTATATGCACCTGCAGAACTGGCATATAATAAACGAATATTTTTTTCTTTACAATACTCAAATATTGGTTTAGATTTTACTACATTATTTTCCCAAAATTTATCAGGATTTTTTAAACTATCTCTTAAAGCTGCGAACGCTGCCAAATGAATTATGATATTATAATCTCCCCCTTTAAAATTAACTATATCATCTGGAAAATCTATTCCATCAACTTCATGCCCAACTTTATTTAAATGATTGAATAAGTAACTACCTATAAAACCCTTATGTCCAGTAACTAAGATCTTCATTTAATAATACTTTCAATATTTGGTAGGTAATAATCAGTTAATATTTTACACCATTCAAACCTTTTCGCATACTCTAAAATTTCTTGTCTATTATTTACAGAATACTCCCTATTTTTTATAATCTCATTTTCGATATATTCAATATCTAAAATTCTATCTTCAGGAATTACTGTAATAAATTCTTTACTTAGATCAAGATTAGCAGTTCCCCATTCTGATACAACCACACCTAATCCAGCAGCAAAAGCCTCCATACAAACTAATGGATGTGCTTCACCATCTGATAATAACACAAGATTACCATAATCAGTTAAGTAGTGATATAATATTTCCTTTTTCCATTCACCCAAATAGTTTTTAGAAATATCAAATCTAGGTTCAGCAATATTTCCTGCATAAAACAAAGAAGAAATTTGTTGAAAAAGATATTGCCTCTTACGATGATCTACTTTAGCAAGATAAATGCTGGCAGCAGAATGTTTAGGATCATATGTAACCCTAAAATTATCTAACATCACCCCATTAGGATTGAGAAATAAATTCTCTGATGGTATAGAAGCAAGATTGTGATAGGTAGAATTAATAGCACTTGAAAGACCAAACACAACTGGTTTAATAGATGCAAACACATCAAATACCCTCTCTTTATACCCACCCATCATCTCATAACGTTCTAGGTATGCAAAGTGAGTAGTACATGCACAAGGACGATTTATATAAGGATAAAGAATAACCCAATCATCATAATTAATATGAACAAAATCAGGATTAAATTCATTTATCTGATGAAGCATCTTATTAGGATCCTCATCATTTAAAATCTGAACCTCATGCCCCATCTTCTCAAGGGATATATTCATATCCCAAATTAAAGATTCAACTGCACCCCATCCAATAGGAGGAATGGGAAGGGGTGGCCCAACAATACTAATTCGCATTACTTCTAGGTTCCATCTTCTCTATGTTTTCAGCATAGAGTTTAACTAATCCTTCCCAAGAAAAATTATCAATAGCAAACTCTCTAATTTCATCCCGTCTACCTAAAGATGCTTCACGATTTTCCTGTATCTTCTCTTCAATATAAGGAATGTCTTGTAACTTCTCATCAGGAACTACAGTTACATAAGGAAGTTTTGGTAAATCATGTGCAGCATACTTAGATATCACCACACCCAATCCCAAAATCATAGCTTCCTTAACAACCAAAGGTGTTCCATTCTCACCATCAGATAAAAGAACTAGATTAGCAAAATCTCCGAGGTGTGCTCTCTTATGATCATCTGACCATTCACCAAGATAATTCTTCTTAGGATCAAAAGGAGTTTGTCCCATAATTCTACCAACATAATCAATAGAATCAATACCTTGATAAATCCACTGCTTCTTACGATCATTAATCTGTGCAAGATATAGTGAACGATCTGGTAGAACTGCTTCCTTATGATATGTAAACCTTTTATGATTAGCTCCATTAGCAGAAAGAAGTAATTTACTTTCATCTGCTCCTGCTGCCTTAAAACAATCCATATCCTTTTGAGAAATACAGAAAATATAATAATCTTTATTATTAATAATCCAATCAAAGGTACGATCATACCCATCTCTACGATGCATATGAGGTTGATCAATATAAGGATAATGACTACTCAAAGCTAACTTAGGAATGTTTGTTTCATTCGCAATACGATCCATCAAAGGATGAAATACATCATAATGAAGATGAGCAAAATCAAACTCCTCCTCATTTAAATGACCAATAATCTCATCCCAATCAGGGGTATTAATAATCGCTCCATCATGATCCAAATCTGTAAGTTCTAAAGAATAATCCCATATTAAGCTCTCAACAGCACCCCAACCATCAGGAGGGATAGGCATAATTCCTGGTCCAATTAATGCAAGTTTCATCAGTACAATTCCTTATAAGCGTGAACAAGAGAGAAATTTGTTTCTCTAAAATTTGGTGTCTTCCAAACTTCTGTTAGATTAGTATTAATAGAATAATCTTTTCCAAGCATATGATAGCATATTTGCATGTAAAGATCCAACCACCCAAATCTAAAGTCAAGATGTTTTAAAATAAAATCAAATTCAAAATCCATAAAGTCATAAATTTTATGATAATTATCTAAGAAAGTATTGATATTATAAACACTCCCACCACCTGCACCATACCAATCCACATTTGGTTTGACACCAAACTTTGCAGAAAGAAACTGAAGAAGTTCTGGTTTTATTTTATTACCAGGTACATCAAATCCAGCTATCTCCCACTCCTCTGGAATAACTACTTTATGTTGAGTAAGAACATCATCCTCCATCATAATCATATGAGTTCCTCCAGCAGATTTTACAAACCTAGCTGCCTCACGTACCATATGAATCCAATGAAGTGATTCATCTTTTGTAAATCCGTATACACCAGACTCATGACCAGTATTTCTTCTCCCTATGTGCATATAAGAATGTACATAATTACAATTATATTTTTCTGCTACATCACTATAATCAACACCACCATCACCACACAAGGTATAAGGTGCATCAGGATGAAATTTTCTAAACTCTTGTAGAATAAACTCTGTTGCCTTTTTGTTCTCATAAACAGTATGAAAACATCCAAATTTTGCTGTCATTAATCTTTAAGGTAATATGGGTGGATATCATCACGATATAACCAGAACCAATGGGGTTCTCCTGGTGGAGTTGGTTGAACGTCAGGAATCATGTCCTTAAAATCGTAACTAAATGGTGGATTATAAAAACTAAAAACAGATGGATCTTTCATACCTATCCATTTTTCAAAGTTCATCCTTTCAATAGGGCCAAAGTCTTCCTTCTCCCTATGAAATGCATCTTTAATAGGATGTTGGAGAGTGGAAATATAATCTGCTCTTGCCCACCAAAAATTACCACTCATATGTGGCCATGGATCTAAACAATAATTAACTCCTGATACCTGATATCTATCCAACTTATCTATATTCTCTTTCCACTTATCAATACAACCCCACTCCATGAGGTGTCTCCAACTATTAACTGCACGTACTTTACGATCTGAATATTGATCTCTCACACCACAATAATGACTCATACCCTTTGTATGAAAATACATTACTTTATCAAACTTGTTATCTTTACAATCCTCATACAAGTGTTTTAAACAAAACCCTTCATACTCTTCATCACCATCTCTACAATCAACAATATCAATCCAATCATAAAGTGAGATAAAGTGTTTAACTCTTGATGCTTGTGCTCCATTTATGGCACACTTTACTGTTGCTATTTCTGGAAGACCAGATGCATAGAGTCTTTTAATTTGATCATCAACCATGATCTTCCAAAGATCACTATCTGGTGGAGTCCAGACATGATAATAAACTGCTGCTTTCATAATTACCACTCGTTATTATTTAATTTAGAATTATCTTTGGCAAGATGCATCATCTTATTAGGAAACTCACAATACTGTGCAAACATTTCAGGATAAGAATAGTCTGGAGGAAGAGTAAATGTTTCATTACGATGAGTTAGGAACCATTTATTCATATAACTTTCTTCATAAAATCTTGCTTGGATATCTTTAGATACATCTTCCTTTGTCCATTTATCAATTTGATTCATCATATCAAAAACATCAGGGACTTTACCACCCCAAAGACACCCTTGATAATAAACACTCATATCCATAATATTATCATCAATACAGGCATTTGACAACGGATTTATATCATATGCTCCTGGAAATTTATTATGTGGACCAAATCCAACATAATGACATGGATGATGTACTCCAAAATATTTCTTAGAGTCATCAAAGAAATCATCATACTTAATATCTTCTTGCACATAAAGATCAGCATCTACTGATACCAACCAATCATAATCAGAAATTTTATCTTCCAACTTTAACATCTCCTCAAATGTTTTATTGTAAGTATCAGGAAATCCATAATGAGGTATCTCCATTAGAGTTAAGTTATCTGGTGTACCTTCCAATTCCCCATCAGTAAAAACAAAATAATGTTTCTCTACATCAGGTAGAAAATATTTCTCCAATCTCCCATACCATTCAGGAAGAAAATTAAGATAAGATTCCGTACCCCAAAATGTAATTGCTACTTTCATTACAAATAATTCTCCCTAGACCAATTAAATGTTGTTTCAGCCTTTCGTGATTGAATATTCACAAAAGTTCTCTCCTTTCCATGTTGATTTAATTTAAGAACCAAGGATCCTTTACGTGATAACTTAGATATTATATCATATATTGATATATTTTGCCCACCTACCAGAAACAATTCATGATTCTCTTCTAAATCATTATCAATTACTTTTGATATAAGATTAATAAGATCATCTATATGAATTAGATCAACAGTTGTATTAAGATCTGCATAAATTTCTATAATATTGTTAGTATTTAATGCAACCATAAGTTTATCAACTAAACCATTTGTTCTATTAATATCTACATTACCACCCCAGACATTAGAAGTTCTCAGTATAACCGTTTTACAATCAAGTTCATTTAGAATCTCCTCAACTCTTAACTTTGACACTCCATATACACTTCTAGGATGAGGTTCTGACAATTCTGAAATATCATCTTCTTCAACTTTACTTTGATGCATATCCCCTGCACTTGAAATAAAGATAATCTTACCATTAGGGTTTTTATTTAAGTAATACTTGAATAAATTCTCACTATTAAACACATCATATTTTCCCCTCATACCATCTTTATCACGTGGAGTGGAAGACCAACCCAAATGAATTAAACAAGATTCTTCATGAGATTTAAACACATCATAAACAGTATCTCGATATGATATAGTTGTGAGATCTTTACTATTCAATTCTCTAAATCGTCTACCAATCATTCCAGTAGCACCAGTAAGATATATCATTCAACAATTACCCATTCATTAGGAATTAAATCCGAAGTATCTAAATGTGAATTATTAGGGCCAAACCATTTAGCAGGAGCATAAACCACCTTATCTACTGTTTTAGATAACCATGCACCCCACCAAGAGAAAGAACTATTAGCAATAATAAAATCAGAACATAAACTCATCAAACAAAGATCTGTGTAACTATCATTACCCTCTGCTACAAGAAATCTATCAGAAGAAAATAATGATTGTTCCTTACACCACTCAGGATCATCAGAAAAAACAATTACATTTCTACTACTATCAAATTTATCCAAACAAGATTGATAATAATTCAAATCTAAATTGTGATGATTAGCAGAATTAATTAAAAAATCCCCTCTTCTAATATGAAGAGCAATTGGAGTATCTATAGTACACATCATATGCTTACAAGGGATAGCAATTTCATTTTTGAAAGTAAAATCCTCACGAATCTTTTCTTCTATATTTTTAAAATATTTTTCTGTTTGGAAATAACCATACAAAGATACATTATCAGAACAAGTATTAAATAAAGTTTCATTAAAATTAAACCCTCCCTCAGTACGAGGATTATCATTTTCAATTATTCCTATATTAGATTGTGTAAGATTTTTCATTACAAAAGGATTGAATAATTCAATCCTCAATTTGTTCCCTATACCATCATCAAACACTTCATTATGATATGGAATACAAAAATCAAACCCTCTGTTCTTAGAAATCCCACGTAATGAAGCATACTGAAACATTTGATTTCCCAATTGTCCCATCTTACCAAGATAATTAAATCCTATCATACCTATACCAAATAATAGTTTTTACCAATCCTTCTTCAAGAGTATGTGAAGGACGGAAATTTAATGTGTTTTTAATTTTGGCATTATCTATAGCGTATCGCAAGTCATGACCAGGACGATCATCAACATACTCAATAAGATCCTCACTAGCACCCATAACTTTAATGATAGCCTTTACTAGATCAATATTTTTAACTTCACATTCCCCACCAATATTGTATTTCTGACCTACTCCACCCCCATAGAAAACATCTAATATTCCTCTACAATGATCCTCAACATAAATCCAATCTCTAATATTTTCACCCTTACCATAAACAGGTATCTTTTTACCCTGTAAAATATTAGTAATAGTCTTAGGAATTAATTTCTCTTTATGCTGACGTGGACCATAGTTATTAGAACAATTAGTAATTACTGTAGGAAGACCATAAGTATTATGAAATGCTGTAACAAAGTGATCACTTGCTGCCTTCGATGCTGAGTAAGGGTTCTGAGGATTATAAGGAGTCTCTTCAGTAAAAGGAGGATCTTCATACCCTAATGAACCATACACCTCATCAGTAGAAATATGATGAAATTTCTCTACCTCATACTTAACTGAAAGATTAAGTAGATTAACTGTACCTACTATATTAGTATCTACAAAAGGATTAACATCCTCAATTGAATTATCTACATGAGTTTCTGCTGCAAAATTAAATATAGTTTTCGGTCTATATCTTGCAAATAATTCAGCAAGACGATACTCATCTGCTATATCAACACCCTTTACAGGATACTTTAAATCATAGAGATTCTCCATATCTCCTGCATAAGTTAACTTATCTAAAATAACTACATCCTCAAAACCCTTTTGAGACAAGTAATGAGCAAAGTTACTTCCTATAAATCCTGCTGCACCTGTAATAAAAATCATATCTTTTCTAAGAACTCATCCAATTTTTCTCTAGTAACCATGTAAGAATTAATAACTTTATCATCAATTAACAAATCATAACTAAGTTTTCCCATAACCAATCTATGAAATTTAACACCCCATTCAATCAAATGACTATGAGTTAAATCATATAGATTTTCATATACCATATTCACATTACCATTGTATATAGCCATACCTCTGGCAGTGTAAATTATAATTCTATATCCTTTCTCATAATATTCATTAACAAGTTCAACCCCATTATCAATAGGTTCACAATAACGATACTTGTCTACACCAAGTTTATCATAATCAGAATGATGCCAACAAATGACATCATCCAAATCAAAAGCAATGGTCTTCATACCCCATTAATAATTTCTATGAGTCCATTACAACGGTTCATATATGTATGATCCCTCTTAACAACTTCCCATAGATGTCGTGATCTTTCCTTATCATACTGGTGCTCCACCCCAAGATCAAAGATTTCCTGTGCAGTCTCAGCACATAGAACTTCCTTATCTATAAAGTCTTTTACATAAGGAGCATCACATACAACAGGACAACCATAACTAATTGCCTTCATAACTCTACAAGATACGTAAAGAGTATCTTTCTGTTCTTGTGGTCTAAAGTCAGGAACAAAGAATGACTTCTGCATCAACTTGATATTTGTATCTTCATCAACTGCTTTATCACCTGATGGAACATGTACTTTCTCTGCGTCATAATGATTGAAAGCAATACCATTCTGCTTCACAATCTCAATAAACTGTTGGTGTAAAGGATCTACATTAGGTCTTGGAGCATGGATCGTTCCAATAAAGTTGTATGCATTATCTCTCTTAATATCAAGATCATCCTCTTCCATTTCCTCTGGCCAAATGTTTGTTGCCAGCGAGAAGTAAACTACCTCATATGGATCTTCAGGAGTCTTATCGTAAATAACACCCTTATCCACCTCAATAAATCTTTCACCATCAGGTTCTGGTCTAGTATACTCAGGAACCCTCATATTAATAAGACGTTTTACATTACCAAGATACTTGTTCAGATTAGTAAATCTATCCCAAGAAATATAAATTCCATCATCCATTACAGGACAATAAAAATCAGTCCTTGATTGATTATCAATTACAAATACTGCATTTGTATAATCAAACTCTTGTTTTGTGGGATATTCTCTATCATCAAACCAATAAACATCATATCCTAACTTCTCAAATGTCCTATAAAGACAGACTAAGTAATAAGATGCTGTGTCAGTATAATGTTTATGACCCCAAAGAATAATTTTACGCATACTCTTCTCAAAGTTTCCTACATTATAATCCCTATTATTTAATATGTCAAGAACTATCTGTTTAAAGGTATTTTTCCTTTACTAATTTGATCCCTCCAATGATTCAAAAGATCTAAAAGGGTTTGTCTTACAGGAATCTCTGGTTTCCAATCAATAGTATTCCTTATCTTAGAATTATCAAACATCTGATAGTCTGCATCAATCGGTCTTAACCTATTACTATCAGTCTTAACTTCAATATCCACCTCACTAAATCCAAGAAGTATATCAGTTACCTCAGTTAATTTAAATGCTTCTTCTCCAGCAATATTAAAATACTCTCCAGGTAATACTTTTCCTTCTGCACTTGCTTTCAGTAACAAATAATATGCTCTAACAGCATCTCTACAATCTTGAAAAGTACGAGTACAATCTAAGTTACCAACATAGACTACTGGATCCTGTAGTCCTGCTTCTATTAATGCAATCTGTTTAGCAACAGTACTCTCAAAAAACACATCACTTCTTCTAGGTCCAGTATGAGTTCCCATACGAGTCATAAAAGTCTTAATATTATATGCTTCACCATAAAACCTTCCAAGATAATCAGCTCCTATCTTGCTTATACTATAGGGACTGGCACCATGAAGAGGCGTATCTTCCTTTAAGACCACACCAGTAGGAGCACGTCCATAAACTTCACTGGAAGAACACACATGAACAACTGGATCATACTGAGTTACCTGTCGAATTGCTTCTAATAAGTTAGCAGTCCCTATAATATTAGTTTGTAAAGTCTCTATAGGAATATTAAATGAAGTTTGGGGATAAGATTGTGCTGCTAAATGTGAAATATAGTCTGGTCTTATCTCGTCTATCATTCTGCTAATAGACATTGCATCATTTAAATCTGCATAATAAACAGAAATACGATCATTCTTATTAATACGATCAGTTAAATGATACAAATTATCCAACGGTTCCTGCCACCGCATCATACCTACTATATTATAATCAGTATGTTCTAAAATATAATCAGCAAGTTGAGAACCAACCTGTCCTGTTATACCTGTTATAAGAATTGTTGTCATTGAAACTCCATAGCTATAGCATCTCTCATAGATCGTACAGGTCTTCCCAATACTTTCTCTAAAAGAGGAGACCTCATAGCAACAATAGCAGGTCTATCTTCATAGAATTTAGCATTAGGAGTAGTAACTTTAGTTATAAGATCTTGTAACACCAATTCACGTAGAATCTCAGTAAATTCAACCCTTGATAAAGTTTCTGGTCCTCCACAATTTATAACCACGTCCTCACACACACCCCAATCTTTATATAAAGAGATGATAGCATCAACTGTATCATCTCTATACACTACAGATCTTCCAAAAGGATCGAATAAATCTGCTACTGTATCCTCGCTTGCACAAGTTCTAAGATAGGTGGTAAATCTATCCTCCTTAAAGAAATTATAAGAAAGTCTTAATACTTTAAATCTTGAATTACCAATAAATCTTTTCTCCACAATTGCTTTCATCTCGGCATAGACCCCTAAAGGATTTGAGGGTTGTGATTCATCAAACTCATCTTCACTCCTTCCATATACTGCATCACTAGAAAGAAAGATAACTTTACAACCACGATCAAGTGCTTGCTGAATAAATTCTCCAGTAGATTCTACATTCACCTTCATAGCAACGTCAAATTGTTCAGCACATACAGAAGGTTCTGATATAGCAGCAGTAAATGCTACAGTATCTCCCTCCTTTAAGGTATCAAAATTGTAAGTATGAATATCATCTGCCAAGTTTAAGACATAATAACCACTATCAACACTAAACAAACCAGATCTTGCAGGAGAAACTACCTTTCTGATATTATATTTACCTTCAGTCTTCTCGACTAATCGACTACCAATATTTCCTTTTGCACCAATAATGTGGAGGGTATCCATGTTTTAAATCTCTCTAGTCTTTCAGGTGTACCAATATCAAATCGTTCTGTATCCAGAACCTTATAGGATAAATCCATACCAGTAAGTATATCATATTCCATACTCAACGGCAATCTCATTGGTACATTTAAATCCTTTTTATAAAATTTGTAAATACCAAGACTTACCAATTCTCTACCAGAAGCCTCAGAATTCTTCTCTACAAATTCTTCTACCTTTCCATCCTTCCCCTTAATATATCCCACATCATGTGCCACATCCTCTTCTGCAACAAACAATGTAGAAGTATCACAATCCAAATTCAATTCACCAGAAAAGAAAGTATCCCCATTCATTACATAGAATGAATCTGGTAAATCCATCTTACATAAAAATCCTGCAGTACCAGAAAGTTCTCCTTCATTAAATACATCTAATCCATAATCTTTATACTGTCTAAAATATTCATAATTAAGATTAGAACATACTAATGTAATATCAAATCCCTTAAGATTTGCAAGAACATAATCTATAAATGGTCTATGGTTTACATCAACTAATGGTTTAGGTTTTCCATTAGTAATAGAAGAAAGTCTTCTTCCTTTACCACCAACTAAGAGATATAACTTAATCCCCTCGTATAATTCGGTAACTATCATATTCAAAATGTTGGGTGGAAAATTCAAACAACTCAGTATCTGCTATACCAGTCATCTGATGTCTTAAACCTGGTGGAACATAAAATTTGTCTCCTGGTTTAAGGTTAATGGTCTTTGATCTTTCCAGATCATCATGCTCTCCATATCTTAGCAGAATTTCTCCACTTTGTACATAGAATGTTTCATCTTTAACTTTATGATAATGCCAAGAACACTTCTTTCCTCTTTCAAAAAACAATATCTTACCACAATACTTATCAGTATTTACAATCCACTTCTCATATCCCCATCCTTTAGGATGTATTTCTACTGTCTCCATACATCCACTCCATGTTTAACGAACTTAAAAGGAACCACTCTTCCCATTTCTCTATCTTTTAATGCTGTAATAAGTTGGTGTCTCTTTTCAAATTCAGTAAAGAGAACCATATGTCCACCACCACCTGCTCCAGATATCTTAGCAGCAGTTGCTCCGTGTTGCAACGCATAATCATAAGTATCTATAAGTTCAGGAGAAGCCACCTTTTCATTAGTCTCTAACTTCATCTTCCAATACGTATTCATCAGTGCAGATATCTTTTCAAAGTCTCCTGTTAGTAAAGCATTCTTATATTCTATACATGCTTGTTTAATATTATGAGTAGCTTCAATAACTTTTTTATTACTTACCAAATTCTTAGCAGTATTCTCAATCACTCTATCATCTTTTCTAGGTTTACCAACATAATAGAGCACAGTATTTAACTCCATCATATTCTGTGTCTTATAATTCATCCTTAATGGATTAACAATTGCTCTACCATCTTGCAGAAACTCCATAAAGTTAAACCCACCAAATGCAGCAGCAAACTGATCTTGTTTCCCTCCAGGAAGATCACAAATCTTTCTTTCTATCTCAATTGCATCCTCTGCAATATCATATTCACCTCTAGGAAGACCATAATACTCGGTAATAGCAGCAACTAACGCTACTACTAATGCACTTGAACTACCCAATCCACTACCAGGAGGTGCTTCAACATATGTGGTAATCTTAACAGGTTCTCTCTTCAATTTGTAAGTAAGATATTGATAGGTATTGATAAGAAGTTTTAGTGGGCCCTCAGAATATGCATAGCTCATAAAGTCTGAACTATAAAAATCCATCCTTTCCTTTATTCCCAAATCAATACTATTAAAAACCCAATGAGTCTGACTCTTACAACAATTATAGGGTTCTATCTTACAGTAAGCATACTGATCTATCGTTGCATTAAGAACCACACCACCATACTTTTTCCAATATGGTTCAAGATCTGTTCCTCCCCCTGCTAATGCCATCCGAAGAGGTGCCTTTGCAAATACTGTCTTCATAATCAATAATGAACTTGATAATCTCCACCAACCTTGTTGATGTTGTTATTATTTAAATGATGCTTAAGAATTAATTCATTACACCAATATCCATCCACCTCATTAGACTGCCTTACCAATTGACCTAAACAATTAAACAACCCACAATAAACATTCATAGCATTAGTAGAACCCATAGCATACCAATCACCAATCATACCATCAGGATGATCTGGATTATGCTGATAATAAACAGCAGTATCATCCTCAGGAGGTTCAGCAAATTTAATCTGAACATGAGGACCATAGTCCATACGGTTACGAATCACCCAATCATAATGAGTATTACTATCCGTAGCATACCTTTCTTTCATTATATTTGACATCATAATACTATACCACATACAATTAGTAGTATTATCAAGATATCCTTTAGCCTTTTCTACTGGATTATCACCAGGTATTTCAAGAGCCCAAGTATGTGCCTTTTCAAAAGTCTTTTGAGGATATTCAAAGTGCCTATTCCAAGTCTTAGGTTTCTCCACCAACATTGCTTTAGGTTGATAAAGTTGAGATATCTTTTCTAATGCATGAGGATCTAACCGATGTCCCTCTCTACCAGGAATAACAGATTCAGTACTTAAATTATCTGAATCAAACCAAGTATGAACAAACACATCCACATCATTATGATCTAAGAGTGCTGCTTTTAATTTCTGATACCCAACCTCAATTACTCTAGGTTGCCCTGATAAACATAATGCTACTTTCATAAATCCTCTATACTATACTTCATAAAAAGTATATTTTAAAAATAACTCTTCACCTTTATGAATAGGTTTAAGTGTCTTGATAAAATACTTATCATCTTCACACCATTTGATACAGTTTGGATCATCACTATGATTTATAAAACCACCTAAAGGAGTTCTATAGATAACCTCATCCACAATTAAATGAGACATTCCCAAAACCAAACCAGCAGGTATATCCTCCTTTGCAAAAATTCCCTGACCCGCAATAGGACTATCTTTAATATGCAATCTACTGGATAACGCCTGATACATTATATCATCCTCCCCACATAGTCACTACAAATACCATAACACTCTCCTAATGATTCTCCTGGTTCCCCTATTACATTAATAACAGTATTGTTACCATACATCTTACCTGGATATGCCCATATAAAATGTTTACTGGTTAATGTATAGTCATCTTGTCGATGAAAGAAATAATTATACCCACTAGTATTATCAACAAATTCAGTAAGAGTTTTAAAATCTTTACAATGAATCCAAAGAAAAGGTCGAAGACCTGATAACCACCACCATGTTACTTCATATTGTGGAATATCATGACCCAACCATGGTTGACCATCAACTATCCACATATCAATCTCTACATCATATCCATTCTTGACACAATATTCAATTTGATCAGGGGCATTTTCTTTAGATGGATCAGGTCCATTAATGTTACCCTTATGTGATATTAGTTTCATACTATGTACTTATCGGAAGGGATGGAAGGCCATCTTACTACAACAAGGTTCACATCTGTAAGACATTCTACATCAGAAACCTCATTTTTACTATATGTCCACATGTCTCCTGCTTTCAAATGCTTACCTGAAACCATCATCTCACCTTCAATAATATAAGTTAGTTCAGTTGTAACCTTATGTAGGTGAGGTTGATGAGGATCCCCTTTTTTATGTTGATGATGAGCTACTTCAAAGAAAGGATTTTTAAAGACTGATGGTTCAAAGTCACCAACGAACCATCCACCCTTCATGTCATTTATGTTGTAGGTCTGCATATTCATGCTCCAAGAAATGTTTGCGTTCAGAAGGGGTTCCCATAGACCACAATTGTCTAATAGGTTGTATACCAATTTTCATACCCTCTTCAATAAAAAGATTATAAAGAGGAGCAATATAAAACTCATTCTTTACTCTAATATTTCTTCTAATCATCTCACATGCTAGTCTGACAAAATCTTTTCCTCTAGTAAAATAATATAATCCTGCATGGGAATGATTACTAATCACCTCCTTCTCTGCTGTTCTTTTAACATATCCATCTCTCCCCAATTCAGAATAACTATAAGCAGGATTATCTGCATAGAAAGTCAAGACTGCACCATCTACATCATCATCAATATCTGCAGGATTGAAGTGAGGTTCAAAATACATATCAAGAGTACTAATAACTAAAGGAAGATCATTATTAATATAATCTTGAGCATATAAACATGAACAAACCGTTCCTTCAGTTTCTCTATCCACTATAATAATATCAATATCCTCTCCAAATTTCTGACGAAGAACTTCATCCATTTGATTATTATCTACAGTATCTTTACGAATAACAAATATTATATTACACTCATCAGTTTTAATACAAGATAAACTCCAGTCAATCATTTGTTTATGACCAACTTCTACTAATTGTTTAGGAAGAGTAAATCCCTCATCTCTAAACCTCTGACCCTTTCCCACCATTGGAATTAAGAGATTGTACTTTTTCATAATAAATTTTCTTTTAATAGATTAGTTGCAATATTATGAGCCTTGATTACAGACTCTTTCAATTCATTTCCTTTAATCATAGACCTAATAAAACCAGAAGCAAAGTAATCTCCTGCACCCAGAACATTTATATCTGAAAGATATAATTCTTCAGGTAAAGAATAATCCTCCACAGTATTACCATCAGAGATAGAACTACCATGAGGGTCATGCATTATAACATATCCCTTAACCTTCTTACCCAATTCTAATATATCCATAAACAAATCTTCTTTAGCAATAAAAAGATAGTCCAGATATTGAAGTTGATCTATACACCTCTCAGGATTCTCCTTAGTAATATCAGCAGATACTATACCATTTAACTTAGATATAAAAGATGTATCATTTAACTGATTAATATAAGAAATATGATGCCAATCGTCATCAGTAGGAGAAGCAGGATTCTCTTTAATATTAAAAGAACACCTACCAACCCTATAATTATTTTCCTTATCAACCAATACCAATGCATGACCAATAGAGAGAGGTTGAATAGAAACATTCAACCCCTGTCCTTGGGATACTAATCCAGACCATACATTAGCGATTCCACCAAGAGAAGGAGTCTCTTTAAAACCAACTAATATTCTATCAACCGTAAGATGACCATATAGGGTAACACTTTTACACATTATTTCATCGCTGCACTGGAGGCTTCTTTCTTATCCAACTCTGCAACTTCTTTTTCTGTTGCATCTACCACAATACCCTTACAAACCAAGAAATCATAAAGTTCTTGAACTACTCCTTCTCCTCCCTTAGATTCCAATAGATAAAGACAGTTCTCTCTAATAATTCTAGGTGAATCTGATGGAGCAAATGTCCAGAATAAAGTCTTAAACATAGAGAGATCAAAATAATCATCTCCAACAAATGCCATGTTCTCTCTCTTTACATTATACTGTGCTTCAAGATGACTTAGATATACCGATTTATCCAAACTCAAATCAGATCCACGAGTACAATAGAAAGGAATGTTTCTTTTTCGTGCCATATCCCCATTCCAACTATCACCAGAAAGCATAATCACCTGAACACCTGCTGCTATAAACCTTTTAATCGCAGTAAAATCTTTACAACGAAATCTTTTATAAACAGGTTCATGTTCTTGAGTATAGACCTTAGTTCCATCAGTTAGAACTCCATCTATATCAAGAATTAATAATTTAATCTCAGATTTATTACCTATACATTGATCAAGAAGATTACTATGTTTCCAACTACTACCATAGGTATCAAACTTACCAGAATATTCAGACATAATTTTTTTAAATTACTATTATATTAATTTTAACAGGATTAGAGGAAAAAGTCAAGAATTATTCAGTTTTTCTATTTCCCTTTGATTGATTAAGTCATCAATATCAGGATGAGATGTTAGTTCTTTTTTTGCTACCTGTAATGATATCCAACCATATGTTTTACGAATACCTTCCTCTAATGTTTGTGAATAATCCCAATTCAATTTTTCACGTATTAAATCATTGTTTGAATTGCGACCACGCACACCTAAAGGGCCTTCAATATGAGTCTTCTCTATTTTTTTATCTGCTACCTTTGCTGTAATATCTACAAGTTCATTAATAGATACCATTTCTTCTGAACCTATATTAACTGGGCCTATAAAATCAGACTGCATCAATCTGTAAGTTGCTTCAATACACTCATCAATATATAAGAAGGAACGTGTTTGTAAGCCATCTCCCCATACCTCAACGGTAGCGGCATCTCCTGCATAGGAGACTTTTCTACAGATTGCAGCAGGTGCTTTTTCTCTACCTCCTTCCCAAGTTCCTTCAGGTCCGAAGATATTATGATATCTGGCAATACACACAGGAATATCATAATTACGATTGTAAGCAAGATAGAGACGTTCTGAGAAAAGTTTTTCCCATCCATATTCAGAGTCTGGATTTGCAGGGTATGCGGATTCTTCACGGCAATTAGGAGTGTTAGGATCAAGTTGATTATACTCTGGATACATACATGCTGATCCAGAATAGAAAATTTTTGTCTTATTCTGACTAGTAAAGTCATTCATTCGACGTTGCTGCTCTAAAACATTCAGATTAATCTTAACTGAATTATGCATAATATCAGCATCATTCTCACCAGTAAATACAAATCCTGCTCCACCCATGTCAGCAGCAAACTGATAGATGTAATCAAAATTTTCTATGTATCTACTAGGAACTTCATTATAAAAATTACCCTGTACTCCCTTAAATCCTAAACATTTACCAACAAATCTTTCATCACGAAGATCTCCATAAACAAATTCATTTGCTTTTGTTTTAGAAAACTCAGGTGCTTTAAGATCAACACCACGTACCCAATAACCTTCTTTACGAAGTCTCTTAACCATGTGACTACCGATGAAACCACCTGCACCTAATACAAGTGCAGTTCCTTTATAATCGTTCATATTATTGTATTGCGTTCTTTATATATTATACATCAAACACATAAAAATTTCAACCCTTCATCAAAAGAAATTTGTGGTTTAAAACCTAATGCCTTTAACTTATCTCCATTGACAGAATAATTATATGCTTGAGCAATCTTATTAAACTCAGGATAATCTACATAATTAAATTCACTTTTACTTCCTAAAAAATCTCTTGCCTTCTCCATAATATTCTTAAATGGTAAAGGATTTCCTGCTGCAATATTATAGATAGAATTTACTTTCCCTTTATCTATAACTAATTTTAAAGCACGACATATATCTGATACATGCATATAATCTCTAAGTTGCATACCATCATCATAAAGAGTGATTGGTTTATCTTCTTTCATTAAACCAATCAGAAACTTAAGAACATTCTTTTGTGGTGAAACAGTCTTATCATCACCATAAACATTAGCAATTCTCAAAATACGATACTTTACGTTAAATGTTTTACAATATGATATCAATAATTGTTCTGCACATCTTTTAGTAATCGAATAAAAACCACCTGGTTCACAAGGATCATCCTCTTTAGCATCAATAATATCCAAACCATATACAAAACAACTACTTACAAAATTAAAAGTAATATTTTCATCCTTACAATATTTTAATACATCCATCAATATGGTTAGATTGGTATCCACATCAACATGCAAATCTTTAAAGACATGGCTATTAGTAGTGGTACTAATAAAATAAATTATATCTTTTGATAAAGGTTTTCTTTCCTCACGGGGAATCTTTAAAACATTATCAGAATATAAATCACAAAAAGCACTACCAATAAAACCAGTAGCACCATAGACAGATAGTTTATTCATGCTCATACTTATAACACTCTTTAAATGATTTACCTACTTGATCCTTAGCAGAAAGAATAGGATCACCTTCAAATGGCCATTCAATTAATAAATCTGGATCATTCCACATCAAAGTCTCTGCAGATTCTGGATGATAATAATCAGTGCATTTGTATTCAAACTCAGCATAATCACTTAAAGTATAAAATGCATGAGCAAATCCTATGGGAACCCACAACATTATATTATTCTGAGAGAGTTCAATACCAAATGATTGTCCAAAAGTAGAAGAACTTTTTCTAAGATCTACAATTACATCATAAACAGCTCCATGAGTACATCTAACCAATTTTCCTTGAGGTTTATCTGTTTGATAATGAAGACCTCTTAATACCCCTTTAGAAGACTTGGAATGATTATCTTGTACAAAATTATCAACTGCTCCAGTTACCTCCTTAAACTTATTAAGGTTAAATGATTCAAGAAAAAATCCTCTATCATCTTTATACTGAGGAGTAGTGATGACATAGGCATCTTTTAGATTGGTTTCAGTTGCTTTCATCGTCAAGATATTTCTTTAAAAGTTTAGGTGAATACTGTGCATTAGATTCTTCTATTTTTTCTTCCCTTTTAATTTTTTCAAGTTCATAAACTCTATTTCTAAGTTCAGTAGAAGAATATTGATGTCTTCTTAAATGAAAGAATAACTCAATTCCATTATCTATACAATATTGCTTACCAGTAAAATCTCTATCTTTATATTCCTCACTTAAAAATCTAATATGAAATGTCTGCGTCTTAGTTAAATTAAGAAGATCTAATTCTGTTTCATATACAAGTATTTCATCAATATATTTACAAGATTGTAATTGAACATACCTCTCATAAACACTTTGTGTTGGTTTATTTTTAACACCAGGACGATCTATAGTCGGATCTACTTGAAGTCCAACCTTTAGATAGTCACACAATTCCTTCTCCATCTTAAGCATGGTTACATGCCCTGCGTGAAATAAATCAAAGGAACTACACTGGAATCCTATTTTCATGTTACTGGTCATTTGTTCTTCCATAATCGTCATCAAATCTTTCAATATCATCCTCCTCAAGATAAGCACCACTCTGAACTTCTATAATCTTTAAAGGTATTTTACCAGGATTTGTTAATCTATGTTTAACACCTACAGGAATATATGTGCTCTGATTTTCAACTATCAAATGCTTTTTACCATCTATATGTACAAGAGCAGTTCCTTCAACAACAACCCAGTGTTCTGCACGATGTGTATGTCTTTGTAAAGATAAACTTGATCCTGCAGAAACTTCAATACATTTAACTTTATACCTAGATCCTTCAGTAATTACATCATACCATCCCCAAGGTCTTTCTTCTTTCATAATACCCTCACTGCCATGGTGGTCCTAAAGACCATAAAACTAAACTATATCTTGTACCTCTTGTTATAGGAGTAACTCTATGTGGAATAAAACTAGGAAATACAGTAAGAGATCCTTTAGATCTTATCTCATCACAAGTTTTAATTCTGTCTTTACCACTAACAGAACCAAAATCAAATTCCAAATTACCTCCTTCATATTCCTCACTATCCACAAGGTTAACAGTCATACTTATCTTTCTCACCGTTCCCATAGAAGTCGATACATTACCTGATTCATAATCATATAAGTAACCTCCAGTATATGTAGCATTAAAATCGGAGCCACCATCAACATGCCAACTATAAAACTGATCTATTCCATATTTGGTAAACTGTATTTTTTCACCACCAGTAATTTTCCAAAACCAACCAGATTTAGAATTAGCCTCCTTAACAGCAGGAATTATTAAATCATAAATTGATTTGTCTGTCAACCAAGCAATCTCACTATTTCTAACACCTTGTTTTTTATTAGTATATGCTTTAACTAATTTCTCCTCACCAATAGAAATTATCTCATCACATATATGTGATGAGATAAAGGAAGGAAAATGCACATAAGGAACTTTTATGAACATTTAAAATTGTTTAGGGTGAGTTACTACATCACCATGTATCTCACCGATGTCATCTATGTGAGCATGATCGATTTTTTCAATATGTAGATGCTCTAATGCATCAGCAATCCTTTCAAGTGAATTGGCAATACGAGTAAAGTCTTCACTCATGAGTAACTCCTTGCTTCATCTTTAATATAGCAAGGAACACCAGCAGGGTCAAGCCATTTGGTGTATTCAAAGTCTTCCATAGCATAAGTCAACTGCATACCATTATCGCATAGATACATATCCTTCCATCTAGGAGAATATTTCTCCATCTTTTGGATGCGGAAATCAGGTTTACCGTTTTCTAAAGTACCGTTCTCAACATAACGATAAGGGAATCTTTCAAGTAATATATTCATTATGCTACTCCTACTAAGTCTTCAGCAAGACATTCAATTATAGTTGCGTAATCAGCATCTGGGTCTTCTCCAGTAAGAACTACTTCGTTCTGATAATA